GACACTCTTAGGATTTTCACAACAGCTGGCACATCTTCCTACGTTGTGGCGTTTCACGGATCATGAACACTGGCCTGTTAGACACAAAAGCGGTGATTCAGCAGCCCGCCGAGGCTCGCAATAGCCTTGGCGAGTTTACGCTTACTTGGAGCGATTGGGCCACGCGATACATCGCACTGCTTCCGCTGTCGGGAACTGAGACGATCAACGCTTTGGCATTAGAGGCAGTCGTCACGCATCGCATCCGCATGCGTTACACGCAAGGGCTGCAGCCTAAATACCGAATTGTTGCTGAAGGCCGCACGTTTGACATTATTAGCGTCCTTGAGCGTGGTCGCCGCGTCGAGCATGAATTGCTCGTTACGGAGGTGATCGATGGCTGATATTGTAGATATCGTTTTTGACAGAAACTCTCTTCTTGTGACCATGCAAAAGTTTAGGGAGCTAAACTTTTCAATTCAGCGGCAATACCTCACGCCAGCTGTAAGGGAAGCTGTAAAACCGCGATTGCCGTCGCTTAAGGCGGCTACGCCACGCAATAGCGGAAATCTTAAGCGTGCTGCTGGCTTTGAGGTGCAGAAGCCGCACACTAAGGGCGATCCAAACAAATACGGCGTAAAAGTGATGGCCCGTATTGGATTTTTGCGAGGCAAAGACTCTAAGAGCAAGACAGAGAAGAAGGGCTTTCACGCGCATCTTGTTGAATCCGGCGTTGAGGCGCAAGCAATGCCAAAGCGCGCTCGCGCGTTTGCGATACAGTGGTCTAAGAATCGCAAATATCAATACCTGAAACCATTGCGGAGACGCAAGGTTGACGCGGTATTTCTTTACAAGAAGCGTGCTGTTGCAGGCCAAAAGTTTTTCTATGCATGGTGGAACAGGAATTCTCGCGTAGTGCTGCGTGACTTGCGGCGCAACGTCGAGGTATATCTAGAGAAGGCGATTGCGCATCAATCTCGCAGTAGATAGCTGCAGCCCTGCTTGAGGTTCTCATGCTTCACATAGATGAAGAATTAGTGGGCATGCTTTCCGCAGCGCCGGAAGTGGCTTTGCTTGTTGGGAGGCGCATTTACGCCACGCAATCGCCGCAGGGTGGAGCAATGCCGTCTGTTGTTTATTCCCGCGAAAACAACAGTCGAAACGGGTTTCTTAGCCTGGACAACACAGCCGCGTATTCACGCGCGACCTACCTAGTTTCTGCAATGGCAGAGACGTTTCTGGAGAGCCGCAATCTTGCGCGTGCGATCCGGCGAAACCTAGAATACAAGAAAACAGCACAGGTGCGCTTGACTCGGATTATCAGTGAAAGCGACACTATTGAGTCGCCGCCATCTGGAGAGCAGCTGCCTGTATACCGAACTGATTTGACGATAGAAGTCACTCACATTGAACCTTAGCACGCAAGGAGGCGTGATATGGCCCGTGATATTGCAGATGGTGCTACCGTATCGTTTGGCTCTGTCTTTACATCGCTGAAGCTTGCGAGCATTTCGCATTCTGGCATGACCCGCAATACCGTTGATGCTTCGCATCTCGGCACTTCAGGCGGGAAAGACTTCCTGGGCTCTAGCATGTATGACCCAGGTGAAGTGTCCTGCGAGGTGCATTTCGACCCGTCACTGCGCACAACAATCGTGGGTGCAATGACAAATGATAGCACTGCGCAGGCGCTAACGATCACTTATCCGAACGGTGGGACTGCCACTACGGCCTGGAGCGCGTATGGCTATCTGACTGGATTTGAAGTGACCGCAACTAAGGAAGAGTTGATGACCGCGACGGCCACCGTAAAGCTGTCCGGTAATATTGGTTAAGTCTTGGAGGGCGCGCAATGGCATTGACAAGAGATCAGATCAAGGCAAAGCGTGGCGTGATGCCACGCGAGCCGCTTTCGGTTCCCGAGTTGGGAGACGATCCGATTTACATCAGCAAGCTAAGTGCTGCTGGGCGGGATAAGTTTGAGCAGATGGTCACTGGCGGCAACGCTGGTTCAGTCAATCTGGACAACATTCGCGCTCGGTTTCTCACTCTGGTTTGCGTTGATGAAACCGGCAAGCTTTTGTTTGAAGAAGCAGACGCTGAGTGGCTTGGAGAACTTGATACTGATGTTGTGCAGAAGATTGTTGACAAGGGGTTTGCAATCAATGGCATTAACGTCGATGCAGTGGAGGAAACAGTAAAAAACTAGAGCGCCAGCCGATCAGACAATTCCTGTTTCGGCTGGCCTTGTCTCTTGGCATCTGGGACGTTGACAGTCTTGCGGAGAGTATGTCGGTTGATCTTCTCTACGAATGGCTTGCGTTTTACCGGCTTGAGCCATTTGGGGATGAATGGCTAAGGCATGCTGTGCAAACCTGCCAGTTCTATAATGCTCATCGAGGCAAATCGCAGCCGCAGAGGAAGCCGCAAGACTTCATGCCTGTAGAAGCTCGACCGCAAACTCCGCAGCAGATACATGAAGCGCTGATGGGAATACCAAGGATGGGCTAATGGCCGGGTTTAACTTTAGCAAAGTCAGCGTTGCCATCACAGCAAACACTGGGGGGCTTGCCAAAGGTCTGACCCGTGCGCGCAATTTGCTGTCTAGGTTTGGTGGCGTAGCTGCGCGCATGCCAAGAATTTTAGGTGGAATTGGCTCTTCTGTCGGGAAGCTTCCATCAAGGCTACCACTTGCTGTCGGGTTTCTAGCTTTAACGCAAGCTGTCAAACTTGCGTGGTCGGCTATCAGCCGTTTGTTTAGGTTGGTGAACTCAGCTGTTCAGTCCTACGCCTCATTTATTGAGCAGCAGAACCGCGTGGAGAAAGTGTTTGGTGATTCGGCTAAGGCTGTGCAGCAGTTCGCAAAAAGCGCAAATGCCATTGGGTATGCGGACACGCAGGCTTTGCAGGCAGCTGGAACCTTTGGCACTTTGTTTAAAAATGTTGGCGCGACTGATGCTGCGGCTGCGGAAATGTCCATGTCGCTTGTCAGCTTAAGTGCTGACATGGCTTCGTTTAATGAAGTCAGAATTGACGATGCTTTGCGGGCTATGCGGTCAGCGCTTGTTGGCGAGATTGAGCCAATACGCCGCATGGGCATCATGCTTAATGATGCAGCGCTTCGTCAGGAAGCGTTTAACATGGGCCTTACGGACACTGTGAAGCGTGTCCTTACGCCAACGCAAAAAATGATGGCTGCGTATGCGTCTATTGTTAAGCAAGCAAGCATGCAGACAGGCGACTTTACAGACACTATTGGTACGCTTTCCAACCAGCAGCGTGTTGCCAGATCGAATATCCGCGACTTAATCACAGAGATTGGCGAGAAGCTTGAGCCTACATTCAGGGCTGTTGTGGCAGCGTTTAACGACGGCGTAACAAGCATAAGGGCTTTTGGTGTAGTTGCGCAATCGGTGCTTTCTGAGCTTGCCATTTCAATAGGGATTGCGGGAAACGAATCTGAAATCTTTGCTGGCTCGTTGCGTCTAATTGGCGGCGCTGTCATGGCGCTGCGGGGCTCAGTTCGCGTGTTATGGGGAGCGTTTTTAAAATTTGGAGAGGGTGTTGCGTCTACTGGTGCTGCTATTTACGAGTATATTGGCGGGTTTGCGGAAAACGTCATTGGAGGTATCCCTTTTGTTCTGGAGTGGGTGAGCGGTCAGATTCTTAGCGGTCTTTTAGAACCTGTGCGCATTGCGTTGCTTGGGATTTCTAAGATTTCTGCATGGTTTGGCTCAAAGGAGTTTGCGCAAGGCGTTCAAAGGACTGCTGGTTTAATAGAGGCTTTGCAGGTTCAGCTTGCGAAGACTGACCCCAACAAAGGCGCTGATTTTGCAAAGCGAATTAGTGATCCATTTAAAGACGTTGCAGAACAAGGCAAGAAAAACGCTGCTATCCTTGGAGAAAAGGCAGCAAAAGCTTTTGAGGATGGGTTTAAGGACATAGAAGCTCCGTTTAAGCGTTTTGACGAAGCAAAATTTCGGTTAGATGTTGAGTCGCCTCTGAAGGATATGATTCCGATTGCTGGGGTGGCGGGACAAGAGTTTGCTAAGTGGATTAATCAAGAATCGAAATCTCTGTCGGCAGTTGTTGAGCAGGCGAAAGAACTTAAGGGGATACTCGTTAATTCTGCTGCTGGCGAGCAATTTCGGAATGCCATTCTTCGCGGGTTTGATCCGAGAACTGCTGCAAATACCGATCGCCAGATTGCGGACAATACCAACCGCATGGCAAACGGCATTGACAATCTGCCTGACGCGCTTGGCGGCGTTGTTGGCCGTCAGATTGCTGGCGCAAGCATAGGGGTTTGATTGATGGGTTTTTACGATGTAACGGTGCTGTACGAAGATGCTTTTGAAGAAGCAAAAAGCGGCAATGATCGTGCAACATTTTCAATTAATCGCACGTTGCTAGCCAAGAGCGACACGCCTAACCCCTCCTTCGTAGATATTGGAAATAGCACTGCCACATGGCCTGGGCTTGGCGGTGAGGTAATTGATCAAATAAATTCTCTTCGCAATTTTGATGGCATTGTAGCGCGATGTGCAAGCAGAAAGTTTTCATGGCTTGGCGGCACAGAGAATGCAGTCAAGATTGAGCTTGTATACGAAGGTCTAAGCCCTTATGAAAACAATGATGGCGGTGGCAGCCAACAGCCAAAGGAGTTGCAGTCTGAGACTTGGCGGCGAATTAGCATCAGTACATCTCAGATTACTACGCCAGCTGCGGACTCAAGCGGCAGGCCGTTTTGCAACTCTGCAGGTGATCCTGTAGACGGGCTGGAAGAAGAAACTTCGCTCGCAGTTATTAAATACACAAACGAGTTTAATCCCGATCCTGCTCTTGATCGCGTTTGGCTGTGGCTTAATAGATGCAATTCTCAGCTATATCTTGGAGCGCCACAGTATACGCTACGGGTGACCGGATTTTCAGCTGACTTTGATGATCAGTCCATGCTCTGGAAGACCGGCATTGAATTGACATACAACCCGCGCGGATGGGGTCTTTTGTATTACGATGTGGGGTTTAATAAGATTGTTGATGGCAAGCGTGTTGCCATTAAAGATGATTTTGGTAACCCGGTAAGCCAGCCTGTAGCACTAAATGGCTCTGGCGACGAGGCAGCAGTCTTTGTTCCTGCAAACGAAGGCAATGAAACCGACAAAGTCTTCGTGAATCAACTTGCGCGGTGTTACGGGCAGCCTTATCCGACAAAAGATTTTAACAATATGCTCTCTGATCTGAGGATGTACTGATGGCAGATGAAATTAGCGTCTCGGTGTCGATGAGCCTGCAAAACGGCAATCTGTACGAAAGCTACAGCAGCAGCGGCACATATGATCAAACGTCTGCTGTTAGCTCAGGTGGCGTCGTCAAGATTGGGACCAGCACAGAAACCGTGTCTCTTGGCGATGTGGAAACT